ATGTGCTCATCGCTGAGTGTAGGAACAAATTCTGATTCAACTATACAAAAGTATGTGTGAAAATTAAAGAGACTGTCGTTAGATACAAATTTTTCTAACGGAATCGTTTTTTTGATATTAGGAACAAGGCCAAGTTCTTCTTGTATTTCTCTTTGAAGCCCTTGCCATGCAGATTCCCCAATATTATTAGTACCACCAACTAAGCCCCAGCGTGTTGCATGTCGACCGTCTTTTTTCTGTAGAAGTAAAAATCGTTTGGTATTTTTAGCACAGATTAATGCACCGCTACAGTCAATTAAAGTTCCAGTCTCCATTCGCCTCGCCTATATTCTCCGTCGAAGGACTTGACCCAACTCACTCCATTCCACTTATATTGAACTAGAGTATAGATGTTTGTCTGATAAACAATAACATCGTCGTGCTCTTGCGCCGAAAATACTACGTGCCAAGTATCGCCGTCCCACTCGATGATATCGTTAGCTTCTGCTATAAAGTCACTACTGTTGCTATTTTTCCAAGCATCCGGCCCGTCTTCGTTGAAGTTAAGTATATATGTTACAACACTGCCAGCAGGAATAATTTCGTCAGCTACGATATAAAAATTTCCGTTCCTGTTGGCTGAATTTGCACCAACCTCTGCATCGTCGACGAGTAATTTGAACTCATTAACTTTATCAAATGCTACACCTGTGTTGATGGTTTGGATTCTACTAGTAGTAGTAAACGTATCTCTTACGCCACCTCCGATGCTTTCAATGATAAGATATCTAGTACCTATTTCTAAATTGCTAGGACCGGTCGTAGTCGGATCAATGATTGCGTCAAAAGATCCCCACGAGTTTGAATCTCTAGCTGGGCCTTCGATTGACGTATTTGATGGATACGTGTCTTCATCCCAATTAACAGACAGGAATGTGCCATCTAACGGATTTAAACTGATGTATCCAACGATCTCTGATCCGTCACTTTGTAGTAGATAAATCTTGCTGAGTCCTGCTTGATAGGTTCCGGGGCTTTGATCAAGGATCATAGTCCAAGCTAGATAACTTCCTGGATCTGTATTGCTTACTAGTCTAATACTACCTTCAGTGACAACAATGTCAAAATTACCGATGGTGGTTTTTTGATTAAGGATAGGATTGCTAGGATATGCTTGACCGCCCATAATGTCGGTGCCTAGCCCGTCAATGTAACCGGTTTCTGGAGCTCCAACTGTACTAAAGACTCCAGCAATGATGTTAGTAACAACACCGAGTTTCTTAACCTTAGCAGGAGGTGTGATCCATATAGGTGTTTCTAAACTTAAACTAGCAACGTCAATGCTGATGTTAGTACCTACTGGGATCGATCTTGAACTAAATGTTACATCACCTAGTTCAACAACACTTAAACTGGTCCAGTCAACAAAATTGTCTGTAGTCTGTATTTCTAAACTCGGATTAAACAATACTAAAATTTGTTCTAATATCTGTAATTTTTGTTCTGTGCTAGTACTCCATATATCAACCTTAAGAGTTAATTTGTAGGGAGTAGGCATCAAACGTTCAACAGTATAGTTTTGTCCTTGTTGACTAGTATATGAACCGTCTTCGATAGATCTTTCTCTAATATGTACTTTTCCTACGTGAGTAGCATCACCTAGTCTAGTTCTATCAAGATCTAAATCAGTAACATAAACTGCGATCCTTGGAGCAGAGTTTAGATTGTTTTCAGAACCTTGATTGATTATATGTGCAGCCTGGCGATCAATGTCGCCGTACATTACTGGAACTCGTTGGAGAGTGCCGTCGCCGTGTTTGACTACAAAGTTAGACATTAAACGAATAACTTGTATAATATATCTTCTTATTTGACCGTCGTAGAAAAACTGCATTATAGATCCGCCTTAGGTTTAAGTGCCTTAGAAAGTGCTTGTCTTTCAGCTACTTCTTCTCCAGCAATAGTATCAGTGGTTGTATTATTAATGAAACCGGTTTTAAGAGTGCTACGAGAATCGGTATTTGTTAGTGTATGTCGTACAGCATCCTCTCTCTTGATCCAGCGTATACCGTCAAATCTAAACAGACGATTTGGAAAGAAGTCTGTCCTTAAGAAATAGTCACCGTCAACGGCACTGGCTGGGAAAGCAGTACCATGACCAAAATCTACACCATTGTCTGGTATACCGTCTCCTAATAAGTAACCGGTATATCCACTCCTCTTTGGTCTCTCAGCCATGCGACTAGCATCTAATGTTGTAGAAGAAGTATCTATATCTGTTTCGTCTGCTGTCTTTAACAAGGGTTTACCTTGGTCGTCAACTGCTAGTGTATAGAATTGTTCAGTTTGGTATCCGCTCAGTGGCGAATCAGATTCTGCTTGAGCTAGTACAGCATCATTGATTTCTAACTCTTTAGATCTAGCACTAAGCACCTGTTGTAGACTAGGACCAGTATACGTGCTGAAATAATCTGCGTCTGTGGGCAAGTTACCTGTAGTTTCTGCGGTTACTTGATATAGACTGCCTTCATATCTAACAACATCTCCTACTTTGTATGTTGTTGTAGAACTAAATTCACCTTTGAAGTTAACATCTGAATCAGCAGGCTTAACGAGGATATCTGAAAACTGTTGCTGGTCATTAAACTTACTTAATTTTAATCTATATAAATGTGGATACCATGTTTTGCTAAATCCTTCTGCGGCTCTAGCAACATCACTGATAACAAAAAATCTTGGTAGGGCTATGTCGTGATCGTTGAGGGCGTGTTCGTCTCTCAAATGCGGTAACTCAACAACATCACCGGCTACGGGTTTACGACCTATGTTTTTAACAAAGTCGTTGATGTGTACAGTCATGAAAATCGTATCGTTTTCAATAAACAAAGCAAATTGACTTAGATTAAAATCAATATCTTGTACATTGTATACACCACGTATTCTATAGATATCAGAACTATACTTCCTATCACGATTTTCTAAAAATAATAGGTCTTGTATGTTAGTTTCTTTAACAACGTCATACTGCGGTTGATCAGCCGTAGCATCTGCATCGTCTGGATTTCTAGGTCCTAGATATTTGTGCAGATAAACGTCTGTACCACCAATCTGAAACATTTCAGAAATTTGGCGATCTATAAACTTATAGTCTGCACCTTTTTCGGGTTTGTAAAGTGATAATCGTGGCATAGTACAATATTTAGCGATAAATAATGGGGGAGAACGAAATGTCAGACAATCCAACAGAAGTTAAACAACGAGTATACGATTATTGCCGCACTATGCTAGGTGACGGTATGATTGATGTAGAATTAGATCCAGTGCATTATGAAACTGCATTAGATCGCGCTCTAACTAGATTTAGACAGCGTAGTTCAAATTCTGTAGAAGAAAGCTATGTGTTTTTAACCTTAGAAAAAGACAAAAACGACTACACACTCCCTCAAGAAATCATCAACGTTCAAAGTGTTTTCCGTAGAACCCTAGGATCTAGAACTGGCGGCGGAACTGGTACTAATTTTGAGCCATTTAATCTAGCCTATACAAACACCTACTTGTTGAACAGTACAATGCTAGGAGGCATTAGCACCTATTATATGTTCGCTGGTTATCAAGAAATGGTGGGTAAAATGTTTGGTAGCTACATTGAATTCCAATGGATTCCTACTAGCCGTACACTAAGGATCCTACAGCGTCCGTTTACCGAAGGCGAAGTTTTAATGCTACGTTGCCAAAATTACAGACCAGACTATACTATAATTGAAGACATTTATGCCAAGCAATGGATCAGAGATTATGCTCTAGCCAACTGTAAAATCATGTTAGGTGAAGCTCGCAGTAAGTTTGCCAGCATCGCTGGCCCGCAAGGTGGTGGAGCACTTAACGGCTCTGATTTAAAATCCTCGGGTAAAGAAGACCTAGAAAAGCTAGACAAAGAATTAGAAACACTAGTTTCTGGTGGAACTGGCTACAGTTTCATAATTGGCTAAGAAAAATTTGACCTTGTAACAAATCTGTATAAAATATAGTATCGCTTAGGAGATACTATGATTATTGGATTCGTTGGATTTATTGGTTCCGGCAAAGATACTGCCGCAGATTATTTGGTTAACTTTCACGGATTCCGACGAGACTCCTTTGCAAACACTCTCAAAGATGCGGTAAGCGCAGTATTTGGTTGGGATCGTACTTTACTAGAAGGGCGTACTAAAGAAGCTCGTGAATGGCGAGAGCAGGTAGATCCGTGGTGGGCTGAAAGACTAGGAATGCCCACACTAACCCCTAGATGGGTACTACAGTATTGGGGTACCGAAGTATGCCGAAATGGATTCCATGATGACATCTGGATCGCTAGCTTAGAAAACAAAATGCGTAAGACCAGCGACGATATTGTTATTAGTGACGTGCGATTTCCTAACGAAATTAAAGCTATACATAATGCTGGCGGGAAAGTAGTTAGAGTAGTTAGAGGAGCAGATCCCGAATGGTATCAGGATGCATACAATATGAACTGCGGTCCTACTAACATGAGTTGGGCTATCAGCAAAGCTCGCATGGAAGCACTAAAGATTCACTCAAGTGAAACAGCTTGGATCGGCAAAGGTATTGACCTTGAAATTGATAACAACGGAACTATTGATCAGCTATTTGAACAGATTAGAAATCTGGTCGTAGATCGCCCTGACGCCACTGAACGCCCTCTTTATGTAGGACTCGTTGACAGTTTGCACACACTGTCTTAAGATTACTTGGGCGGCTATTGTTTAGATTTCCGTCCATGTGAAAAACATTAAACTGCTCTTTATACTTGCTCTTAAACCCGCATTTGTCGCAGACGTTCTTCATCCTATAACCGTCACGATACCAGCGCGGTAGCCCTTTCTCTATTCCACCATGCTTAAGGCAAGCTTCGCACTTCTTACGGTAGAAGGTGCGTCCATTCTTGTGATAGTTAATTGCGGCTGGTCTTAGGCCGCAGATACATAAAGGCCGTGTCATACACGTATTTATCCTGCCCTTTTTCATCCCTTTTCAGGTAGTATAACTGGGCGGTTTTGGTTGGAAACCAATAAATACTAGTAGAACAAAACCTTTAGGAGATTCTAAGATGGCATTAAGTTCACCAGGCGTAGAAGTCAAGGTAATTGACGAATCCTTTTATACACCAGCTGAGCCTGGCACAGTACCTTTGATTATTGTCGCCTCAGCTGAAAACAAATCCAACGGCGGAGGCACAGGTACAGCACCTGGCACACTTAAGGCCAACGCTGGAGAAGTTTATCTTCTAACTAGCCAGAAAGACTTGGCGGATACATTCGGCGATCCAGTATTTAAAACTGACGCTAATAACAATCCTATCCATGCTGGCGAGCAGAACGAATACGGTCTACAAGCGGCCTATAGCTTGTTAGGTGTTAGCAACCGTGCTTTCGTAGTACGTGCAGACGTTGACCTAAATCAGCTAGATGCTAGCGCAGATGCACCAACTGGTGAACCATCAAACGGTACATACTGGTTTGACACTGCCAACACAGCATTTGGTATTTTTGAATGGGACGGCACAGCTAAGAGCACAAGCTCACCGGCTTCGGCACAGACATTCACTAATAAGACTCCGATCGTGATTACAGATACAACTAAGGTATCTAGTGGTATTCCGAAAACATCCGTTGGCGCAATTGGCGACTACGCTATTGTTACAACTTCAACAGCTAACGAAATGTTCTACAAGAACAGAGACGGAGCATGGGTTAAAGTTGGTTCAAACGACTGGACAGCAAGCTGGCCAACAGTGCTTGGCGGTGCAGTAGGAACTATCGTCGATGCAACAACACTTTTACTTAACGGTAACACTGTCACTATAGACGGAACAACAATCAGCGCAGTAGCTGACTCAATTAATGATGCGGCAATTAGTGGCGTAAGTGCTGGTGTTAGAAATAACGTATTAGAAATTTATTCCGACGGTACAGTTAACAGCATTGTAGTTGCGGCAGGCACAGCTACATTATCTGCACTAGGTCTAACAGCCGGCACATACTACATGCCTAAGTTAACCATCGACAAACATACACAAGTTCCTGCTTATAAGACACGTGACACTCAGCCACGTCCAACTGGGTCTGTATGGATTAAAACTACAGAACCAAACAGCGGAGCACGTTGGAGAGTCAAGCGTTATAATTCAACAACACAGCTATGGGAAGCAGTTGAGGCTCCTATCTATGCTACAAATCAGTCAGCTCTATACAATTTAGACAGAACGGGTGGTGGTGCAAACCTAGCAGTTGGAACATTGTTTACCAAATCTAACGTAACAGAAAATTCTGGTGTTGACACATTCCCAACAGTTGCAGATTTTACAATTTTCCGTAGATCCGCAGTCGGTGCAACAACAATCACTTCTGCTAAGATTACAGCATCGAGTTTAGCGGCTGGCACATATACTTTTAATCTAGCAGAATCAGATGCTGGAAGCGAAAGTTTAGAATCAGTAATAACAGTTAGCTTTACAGCGACTGGTGCCACAACTGATGCAGATGTTGTAGCCGGCGCAATTAATTCCGCTGGATTCCAAAATGTTACAGCAGAAGTTGACAGCCAGAACAGAGTTGTGATCAGCCATGCACAGGGCGGTGAAATGTTAATCACTGACACAGATGGCGGATTATCCGACATTGGTTTTGCAACATCTGGATCTGCGGCAACTACTAACCTAGTTGATGCGGCTGCTGGCACTGGTGCAGACTTCCTTGCTACACTATGGGAAGAACTAAGCTACACAGCTGGCGCAGATGCTCCAAGTTCATTAACTGAAGACGGTACATTATGGTATAGCTCAGTTGTTGATGAAATTGACATCATGATTCACAACGGTTCTACATGGGTAGGCTACAAAGATTCAACAAGCCCATTCTATGACACAGGGGATGATGCTACTGATCCAGCAGGTCCTATCGTTTCTGCAACAGAACCAGAAACACAGAGCGACGATAGCCCATTGGCTAACGGCGATCTATGGATTGACACAAACGATATTGAGAATTTCCCAACTATCTACAAGTACAACAAAGATCTACAGCGTTGGGTATTAGTTGACAAGACAGACCAAAGCACAGAAGACGGTGTGTTATTCGCTGATGCTCGTTACAACACAGCAGGCGCAAACAGTGATGAAGCTGGGTCAATTGAAGACTTATTAACCAACAACTTCCTAGACTTTGACGCTCCAGATCCAGCACTATATCCAAAAGGCATGTTGCTATGGAACCTACGTCGTTCAGGATTCAACGTTAAGAAATTCGTACAGAATTATGTTGATGTCGCCGGAGACAACGAGCGTTTCAACAACAGCGAGTCAATGGACAGCTACTATCCACACCGTTGGGTAACAGAGTCCGGAAACCAAGAAGACGGTTCAGGAACATTTGGACGTAAGGCACAGCGCAAGGTTATCGTACAAGCTCTACAGGCAACTGTAAACAGCAACCAACAGATCCGTGATGAAGAATCACGTGTGTTTAACTTGATTGCTTGCCCAGGTTATCCAGAACTAATCGGTGAACTAGTTAGCTTAAACTACGATCGTGGATTAACAGCATTCGTAGTTGGCGACACACCTGCACGTTTAACCAGCGATGCTACAACATTGTTAAATTGGGGTACAAACCAAGATCTAGCAGTAGAAGACAACGATGTTGGTCTAGTATCTAGCGATGAGTATCTAGGCGTATTTTATCCATGGGGTTACACCAGCGATAACTTTGGTAACAACGTAGTTGTTCCACCAAGCCACATGATCCTACGCACTATCGCGTTGAACGACCAAGTTGCTTATCCATGGTTTGCACCAGCAGGTGTACGTCGTGGCGGTATTACTAATGCTACAGCAGTTGGTTATGTTGACAGCCAAGAAGGCGAATTTAAATCAGTCGCTCTAAACGTTGGTCAACGTGATACACTAGCAAGCATTAAAGTAAACCCAATTACATTTATCACAGGTACTGGTCTAGTTAACTATGGCCAATATACTCGTGCTAGAGCCGCAAGTGCATTAGATCGTATTAACGTAGCACGTCTAGTAGTTTATCTACGTAGACAGCTAAGTGCTCTTGCTAAACCTTATATCTTTGAACCTAATGACAAGATCACTAGAGATGAGATTAAGGCCGCAGTTGAAAGCCTATTATTAGAACTAGTAGGTCAACGTGCTCTTTACGACTACCTAGTAGTTTGCGATGAGTCTAACAACACTCCAAGCAGAATCGATCGTAACGAGTTGTACATTGATATCGCTATTGAACCAGTTAAGGCAGTGGAATTCATTTACATTCCATTACGCTTGAAGAACACTGGCGAGATCTCTGGGCTATAAATAGAACATAGGAGCTAAGAAATGGCAATCGCAACATTATCAAAATTTACAGTTCCCCTAGCTAGCGATCAATCCGCTAGCGCACAGGGACTGTTAATGCCAAAGTTAAAATATCGCTTTAGAGTGATGTTTGAAAACTTTGGTGTATCAACACCAACAACAGAACTTACAAAACAAGTAATTTCTGCGGCTCGTCCAAACGTAACGTTTGCTGACCAAGTTATTGAAGTTTACAACAGTAAGATTCACTATGCTGGCAAGCACACATGGGCTACTATTGCTGTTAGCCTACGTGATGACGTAACCGGCGCTGTACAAAAACTAGTTGGCGAACAGATGCAAAAGCAGTTTGACTTCTTTGAACAGAGCTCGGCGGCTTCAGCAATTGATTATAAATTCTCAATGAGAATTGAAATGTTAGACGGCGGTAACGGCGCTAATACTCCTAATGTTTTAGAAACATGGGAGTGCTATGGTTGCTACATTACTGCGGCAAACTATCAATCACTAAGCTATGCAGAACAAGGTCCTGCTACAATTGATTTAACTATACAACCAGACAACTGTATCCAGACACCACAAGGTACTGGCTTAGGTACAGTAGTTGGACGTACAGTAAACACACTAGCAACCGGCGGCGGTATCTAATAAAAAGGGCCTTAACTGGCCCTTTTTTACGGATGTTTATAAACTACCCAGTTAATCCATACCGATAAATAAAAGTATGGCCAGTCCTTTTTTAAAATACTTAACCAACGGATTATTAAACCCTAAGGGAACACTTGGGGATTTCCAACACGCGGCTAGACTATTCACTGATAATGATTTTCGTCTAGCGCCTAAGGTTAAGTTTCTTTTCCACGTAGTTTTTAGTATTAATACTAATGCTCTTAAAAGTTTAAACTTTAAGTATCAGCATCAGAACGAAATCAATATGTTGGTTAAAAAGGCAGACATGCCTAAGTTTCAAATAACTACAGAAAAGTTAAATCAGTACAATAGAAAAAAAGTAGTACAGACAAAAATAGATTATCAACCAATTAACATCACCTTCCATGATGATAACTTTGGCGTTGTTCGTCAATTGTGGGAAAACTACTACAGCTATTACTATGCAGATCCTACAGCGTCTAAGCAATATGGTGCATATAACAGAACCAGTATGCTAGGACCTAGTTATGTAAGAACAACCTACGGTCTAGATAATAACAGTAGCATTCCATTCTTTGATAAGATTACTATCTATCAAATGGCAAGACACTCGTGGAACAGTGCTACACTAGTTAATCCAATTATCAGTGCATGGAATCATGACACTATGGATTATTCTGCATCTGCTCCAGTAGAAAATTCAATGACTCTTGACTACGAAGCGGTCTATTATGATACTGGTAATGTATATCAAGGAAATCCTCCGGGATTTGGTATCGAACATTACGATACTGTTCCAAGTCCTCTAAGCCTAGCAGGTGGTGGAACAAGAACATTATTTGGTTCTGGCGGAGTATTAGCTGGTATTGAAGCAGTATCCGGTAACATAGCCAGCGGTCGAGCATTTGAAAGTCCTTTAGATTTTATCTCTACAGCTATTACCGCAGTAAACACATATCAAAATGCAAAAAATCTCAGCAAAGCAGGTGTAACTCAAGAAGTTACAGGCATTGCTACAAAAGGCCTCCAAACTGTAGCCACTCAAGGTATTAGCGGAATAAACAATACATCGTTCCCGATATCTAATACCGCAACAACTACTGTGGCAACTGCTAGGAACGTTACCGGCGGAGGACCTTAATCTTGGCAATAACAAATTTACCACCAGTTGAAAACACTGAGAGCTCAGAAGAAGTTAGAGCATTTTTCGACAAATATTTTAAACATCAGATCACGTTTCCATCGAATCAAATTGATGCAGTTCTTGGTTTCTTTTTAAAAAGAGGATTTTCTGAACAGGCTGCAAAAAGCACAGCCATCGTACTTTTAAATCAGGCTAGACTTGACGATGTAAGTCCTTTTAAATTAGTTGATACACTCAGTGGACTATCTGAAATTCAACTAAGTCAAGTAGTCACAGAGATTATGAATGCCTACAGAGATAGGACATCTGCTCTAGGATTTAAATTAACTACTGTAGAAGAAACCTTAGAAAGTCGTAATATAAGGTTATGAGTCGATTTGCTCAAGGAAAATATACGCTACAAAACCCTGAAAAATATGTAGGCAATAAAAGTCCAACATACAGGAGTTCATGGGAATGGGCGTTCATGAGATTCTGCGACAATAATCCATCAATACAAAAGTGGGCCAGTGAAGCTATCAGTATACCTTATCGTTGTCCGTTGACTGGCAAACAAACTATATATGTTCCAGATTTTTTTATACAATATGTAGATAAGAATAATAAGATGAATGTTGAGTTAATCGAAGTAAAACCACAAAATCAAACTCTACGAGAAAAGGTTGGCAAGAATCGACATAATCAAATGCAGTATGTAAAAAATCTTGCCAAATGGCAGGCTGCACAGACTTGGTGTAAATCAAAGGGTATAAAATTTAGGATACTCAATGAACAAGACTTATTCCACAACGGCGCAAAACGATAAGTAATTATATGAAGAAACTAGAAGAAATTCTTAATTTACCTGAAACTAAAAAGATCGTTAAAAAAGACGAGAAGTCTAAAGATTTGGCTAAAAAAGAAGAAGCACAAACTTTCTTTAGAGACATCAATGAATTAGATAAGATTTCAGCATCCTTGCCCGCAGTAAAAGGTCTAGGTGATGCCAGCGATGCAGAATTTGATTCTCTAGCACAGCGAGCTACAGATGCTTATGACGACCTTATGGATCTAGGCATGAACGTTGAAGCGAGATATTCTGGAAGAATTTTTGAAGTAGCAGGCTCAATGCTTAAAAATGCTATAGACGCTAAAGCCGCAAAGATTGATAAAAAATTAAAAATGATTGAGTTACAGCTTAAGAAAGCTAAACTCGATCAAGATGCGAATCCAGAAGACAATGGTATAAACATATCAGGCAACGGCGTGATAGTAACTGATCGAAATAGTCTTCTAGAAAAACTTAAAAACATGGATAAATAAGGTATCAGGATTTTAATATGAAATCGTTTACAGACTATCTAATCGAAAGTAAAGAAGCTAACAAGTATGTGTTTAAGCTAAAAGTGGCGGGTGATCTTCCCGAACATTTTGAAGTGACTACAGAAACTGCTCTTAAAAAATATCAAGTTAGCAAATTTGCAAAAACAAAAACAGCACCTATACAAAATAAACTTGTAGATTTTCCTGCGATGGAAAATGCACAAGTAACAGTATTTGATATTGAACTAGAATATCCAACAACTAGTACTGTTCTAACAAATTATATTTCTGAGCATACAGGAATGAGTGCTCAGTGTATTCGTGTTCGTAGCTTAAAAGAAGAAGAGGAAGCAGAACTAAATGCAGAAAATTCTGCTTCTGAAAAGAGCGAAAAGGCTCTACTAACTCAAGATTATGAAAAAGAAAATAATCAAAAAGTAGTAGGGGATAAAGGAGTCGCTAATTTTCTAAAAGAATTATCTAAAACTAGAAAAGAACACGAGCCACAACAATACAAAGGTGTCAATGATGCTATCCTAGCTAAAAAAGCACCTAAAGGAACAGAAAAATGAACTTTCAAGAATTAATGCAAAGAATGGCTGAATTAGATCAGCCAGTACAAGAAGAAAAACTTGACGTTGAAGAAGAGTGCGGTATGGGCCCAGGACCTATGTCAATGTCATCTCCTGGACAACAAGATTCAGTTAACATGAGTGTTAACATGAGCGGTTCTGGTTCTGGTGGAATCAAAGATCTTTTAGATATTTTGAGAAATCTAGAAAAAGACGATGGCATGGGTGATGAAATGCCTATTATGATCAAATCACTGGGCGACGGAGTTGAGCAGGAAGCACTGGCTAACAGTCCTGAAGAAACCTACGGCGATGTAGCAGATGTAACAGCTACAGGTGATGATCTACATAGCAAAGGATTAGAAGCTCCTGCGGCAAATGGCGGTGGCAATCCTATGGCTATGGAATCTCTAACAACAAGACTTAGTAACTTGTATCAAGAAATCAAGAGTCGTTAAGTCATAGACTAGTACACTCAAACGGGCCTTGTGGCCCGTTTTTTTATTGTAAATACTATTATGGCTAGTAAATCATTAGACGGTGTTTTAACCAAAAAAGCACATACTAAAGAAACATTCACTGAACAACAGATTCAGGACCTTCTTGCGTGTTCGGACCCTGACACCGGTTATCATTACTTTACTCAAAATTATTTTTATATACAGCATCCTGTTAGAGGTAAGATGCTGTTCCAACCGTTTGAGTATCAAGTACGCTTATTAGATGCATATCACAATCATAGATTTAATATCAACATGTTACCTCGACAGATGGGTAAGACTACCTGCGCGGCAGGATATCTGTTATGGTATGCGATGTTCCACCCGGATCAGACTATTCTAATTTCTGCTCACAAGTTTACTGGTTCTCAAGAAATCATGCAACGCATACGATATGCGTATGAACTGTGCCCAGATCATATTCGAAGCGGTGTTATTAACTATAACAAAGGTAGTATAGAATTCGATAATGGGTCACGCATTGTGTCTACAACCACTACTGGCAACACTGGTCGTGGTATGTCTATATCATTGCTATACTGTGACGAGTTTGCGTTCGTACCGCCTAACATCGCAGATGAATTCTGGACTTCCATTTCGCCAACACTAGCAACTGGTGGTCGTGCTATTATTACTTCTACTCCTAACTCAGACGAGGATACGTTTGCTATAATATGGAAAGAAGCTAACAAAAAATTTGATGAATTTGGTAACGAGCAAGAAACTGGTATCAACGGATTTTTCCCCTACACCTGTCACTGGAATGAACATCCCGATCGTGACGAAGCATGGGCAACTGCTGAACGTGGTCGTATCGGTGAAGAACGATTTCGTCGTGAATATAACTGCGAATTCTTAGTCTATGATGAAACATTAATTAACTCCATTACACTAGCTGGTATGGAAGGCAAAGCTCCTATCATGAATATGGGGCAAACACGCTGGTTTAAAGAACCTAGCAAAGATCACATATATGCTATTGCTTTAGATCCTGCACTAGGTACTGGCGGTAACTCTGCAGGTATACAAGTATTTGAATTACCAAGTTTCATCCAAGTAGCAGAGTGGCATCATAATCTAACACCGATACAGGGACAAATTAGAGTCTTAAAAGAAATCTTAAAATATATCCAAGAAAGCATTGGCGAGGAAAATAGCTCTAATATCTATTGGAGTTTAGAAAATAACACAGTAGGTGAAGCAGGGCTAGTCTGCATCAACGACATTGGGGAAGACCAATTTCCGGGATTATTTGTTAGCGAGCCCATACGCAAAGGACATGTTAGAAAATTCCGTAAGGGGTTTAACACTACGCATAAAACTAAAATATCAGCTGCCGCTAGACTAAAATATCTCATTGAATCTGGAAAAATGAAGATAAATTCTAAAGTTCTAATATCTGAACTAAAAGCATTTATCGCTACTGGTATAAGTTTTAAAGCTAAAGTAGGAGAGGAAGACGATCTTGTAAGTGCCCTACTACTCATAGTACGCATGAGCCAAGTTTTAGCAGATTGGGATTCGAGGGTTTTTGACACATTCTCTAGCAACGAAGGCATGGGCGAAGACGACTTTGAGATGCCTATGCCTATATTCGTTTCCTCAACCATTGGATAAATACACGTATGAATAAAAACCTTGATATCATTGCGGAAGAATTATTCGGAAAAATTAGAACACAATTTTCTAAAATCCAGCTTGGCGATGCAGAAAGCAAAGTCACAGATGAACCTAATCTAGCTAGATTTTTTGAGTTTGATTTTTCTAAAAACGGAAATGCGCTTGGAACTATTTCTGTTAGTTTATCTGAAGAAGACGGTCTTGTTGTTATGTATAGCAACGACATTGTTGAAAATCAAACTAGCGGAACAAAAGCATCTTGGTTTAATTTTTTAAGAGAACTACGCGAATTTGCTAAACAAAATTTGTTGAATTTTCAAACTCGTGATATATCAAAGAGTAACTTAGATAAAAGAGATTATCAGTTCTTAGCTAAACGGAACGGAGAACCACAAATGACAGAAAGTAAATTATGGGGAACTAGCAAGACCAGCTACCAAGATCTTGGTGAAGCTAAACTTATCGTTAAGCATAGTCAACCCGTAAACTATAACCTTCCAGCGGGAAGAACACAACACATTGAGAGCATCTATATTGAAAATTCTCAAGGTGAAAGATTCCGCTATCCATATAAGCACTTAAATGGTGCTAGAGCCCTAGCTAGACACGTGGCCAATGGCGGCAACAGTTATGATGCTATCGGAGAACACATTATTGGGCTCAGCGAAGAATTATCAAAGCTAAGAATGTTTAAAGGTTATGTTGAGCGTAACAATATGGTTTCTGAAACAATGGGTAGTATCCATACAAAAGTTTTAGAGCGTATTGATCAAGTCAAAAAAGAAATACACGGTCTACAAAATCAAAACTACTATCAGAGTTTTGCAGAATCTTTTGAAAACAAAGAGTCTAGAGAAATTCCAGAAGACGTAATGAACGATTGGATTGATAGACTAACGATTAGAACATTTAACGAAGAACTAAAAAATGTTTTTCCTTATATCTATAAGTTAGTTGACGAAAGTGAATTGCCCGTTAAAGAATTGAACCCGCAAGATTTATTATCCACACAAAGTGAAGATGTTCAAGACACAGTGGCTAGAGAAATTAGCGAGTTACAAAACTATGAATATTTCTTAGATCAACTAGTTGGTGAATCGTCGGGAGCATTGTTTAAAGGTGGTGATAACTCAACAGCCATTGAAAAGCTCAAAGAGATCATGGCCGAAGAGTTGCCAGTGGGTACTGATGGCACGAACGCTATTGAATCATTGAGTGGTCTAATTAATGATGAAGAGTTGTCTGATATATTCAGAGAATTGGCAGATGTAAATCCGGAATCCGATGCAAGAAATGTTATCAAAGATTATATCAAAATCAAAGATGAAGAAAGAGGAACGGATATCGCTAGTGAATTAGGATTCGCTGAAGAACTACCAGCTGAAGAACCTGCCGCGGCAGAGCCAGCACCTGCAGAACAGCCGGTTACTGCTAGCATCGAAAGAGAAGGCAATGCATTTGCTCAGGCAGTACAAAGAGCCAAAGCCGCAGGAATGAAACCTGGCGATAAGTTTAAGTTTGGTGAAAAAGAAATCACTCTACAAGATGCTATGACCCAAGCCGGTCTACAGATTGAAGATTTCTTTGGCCAAGAAGAACAACCAAAAGATGAGCTTTCAGAATTTGTGAGCAGTATGTTTGACCGAGAGACTGGAAACTTCCCCAAAGGCGAAACCGGTGTACTTCTAGCAGTTGAGAAGAAATTTGGAGAAGATGCTGTACGCCATGCACATGGCATTATGCAGAACCTAGTATCTATGACTGAAAGCTATAGAATCAAAAAACTAGCCGGTTTGGCATAATAAGTCACATTTAGGCAAGATTTCTTCTTGCAAACATAAATAAAAACGCATACAATACAACGTATGCGTTTTTTGTTTTAGGAAGGTCCTAAAACAAACTAAAGGCAAACTAAAATTAAATTAGGCTAACAATAGGAGAAATATTATGGCATCTTTAGCTGAAATTCGTGCAAAACTAAAAGAACAAGAAGGCCGTGCAACAGGCGATGGTAACAAAACAGGTGGTGATAATTCAATTTACCCCTTCTGGAACTTAAAAGAAGGTTCCGAATCAACAGTCCGTTTTCTTCCAGACGGAAATCCCGACAATACTTTTTTCTGGGTCGAACGTGCAATGATCAAATTGCCTTTCGCTGGAGTAAAAGGTTCTACTGACTCTAAACAAGTGATCGTTAACGTTCCTTGCATGGAGATGTATGGTGAAACTTGTCCAATCCTTTCAGAAGTACGTGGCTGGTTCAAAGATCCTAGTCTAGAAGACATGGGTCGTAAATATTGGAAAAAGCGTTCATACATTTTCCAAGGATTTGTCGTAGAAGACGGTCTAAAAGAAACTGAACATCCAGAAAATCCAATCCGTAGATTTATCATCGGACCTCAAATTTTCCAATTGATCAAGAGTGCTCTGCTTGATCCTGAAATGGATGATCTGCCAACAGACACAGTCAATGGCGTTGACTTTAAACTAATCAAAACTTCAAAAGGCGGTTATGCTGACTACTCTACTTCAAAGTGGAGCCGTCGTACTCGTCCATTAGACGATGCAGAATCTGCCGCAGTCCAAGCACACGGACTGTTCAATCTTAAAGATTACCTACCTAAGAAGCCAACTGATGTTGAGCTCAAAGTGATCAAAGAAATGTTCGAAGCGTCTGTAGACGGTGAAGCATTTGATATGGATCGTTGGGGTCAATACTTTAAGCCTTCTGGCATGGGCGCGGCAACTGGTGACCCAAACACTGCACCAAAAGTCGTAGCCAAGGCAGCGGTTGCTGACGAGGAAGATGCTCCGTGGGAAGAGCCTGCAAAGGCAGCACCTGCGGCAGAACCTAAGCAAGATGATTCTAAGGCTACTAGTAGCGGCCGAGCAGAAGACATCCTTGCTATGATTCGTAATCGTAAGCAGTAAGCACTAAAATAGAATGGGGGCCTCGTGCCCTCATTCGTATCTACTAAAGGAATTATTATGGCTACAAAGGCATTTGACTTATCAAAATTTAGAAAAACATTAACAAAAAGTATTGACGGACTTAGCGTCGGCTTCCAAGATCCTACTGATTGGGTTTCAACTGGAAACTACGCATTAAATTATCTTATCAGCGGTGACTTTCATAAAGGTGTCCCACTAGGCAAGGTAACTGTGTTTGCTGGCGAATCTGGTGCAGGTAAATCGTATATCTGTTCAGGTAATCTAGTTAGACACGCACAGGAACAAGGAATCTATGTTGTTCTTATCGATTCAGAAAACGCATTAGATGAAGCATGGCTACACGCACTTGGTGTAGATACTGCCGAAGACAAGCTTCTTAAGCTCAACATGGCAATGATTGACGATGTTGCTAAAACTATCAATGAGTTTATGAAAGAATACAAGGCAATGGAAGACAGACCAAAGGTCTTGTTTGTAATTGACTCACTTGGTATGTTGTTAACACCGACAGATGTTAATCAATTTGAAGCAGGAGATCTAAAAGGTGATATGGGTAGAAAACCAAAGGCGCTTACAGCTCTGGTGCGCAACTGTGTTAATATGTTTGGTAGTGCTAATGTGGGTTTGGTGGCAACAAATCATACATACGCGAGCCAGGATATGTTCGATCCTGACGACAAAATCTCCGGAGGACAAGGATTCATTTACGCTTCTTCTATCGTGGTTGCAATGAAGAAATTGAAGTTGAAGGAAGACGAAGATGGCAACAAGATTTCAGAAGTTAAAGGTATCCGTGCCGCATGTAAAATCATGAAGACACGTTACGCTAAACCTTTTGAATCAGTGCAGGTTAAGATTCCTTATGAAACAGGCATGAATCCATACAGTGGATGTGTTGACCTGTTTGAAGCAAAAGGTTTCTTACAAAAAGATGGCAATCGACTTAAATACGCAGGGTCAGAAGAACTCAAATTCTATCGTAAAGAATGGGAGCGTAACGAAGGTGGTTGTTTGGACAAAGTCATGGTAGACTTTGCTAAGAATCCTCAAGTACAATTATCTAACATTGACCTCGAAACTGGAGAGATTGTAGATCATGAATGAAAATCAAATTGCTGATATCTGGATGTTGTTCAAAGAATATGTAGATAAAAAAGTTTTAGATGCAGTAGCAGAACGCTATGTTGACCTGCTAGCCGATCACGGAATTAGCGACAAGACATTAGAGTCTGCAACTGGATTTGATGAAACTTTAGATGATGCCATTGAATTTTATCTAGATGAAGATGCAGTTGAGGACGAGTACGAAGAAGACAATTGGGATTACGATCAAGACGAAGATTAATCAATGAGCTGGTACACTAAAATTTCTAAGGATATCTCGCATATCCCAGACGCTGTAGCATACTATGAGGCTGAATTACAGGCCGCGAGAAGTGAATGCCGTATAACGGGTAATATTGAAAAAGCCGCGGCTAGTATGCCGGGTGTTGTAGAACAACGCTTTAATCAACTTCAAGAGATTGAAGCTATTTTAGAGTATTTGAACATCGAATTGCGTAGGCTTAAGAGTCAATTCTTTCGAAAGTATCTTGAAAACTACCAACGAGCTTTAAGTTCTAGAGACTGTGAAAAGTTTGTAGAAGGCGAGTCTGATGTAGTCGATTTTGAAAAAATCATCAATGAATTTGCTCTGCTTAGGAACAAGTGGCTAGGTATTACTAAAGCACTTGACCAAAAGCAGTGGCAACTCACTAATATTGTCAAGCTCAGAGTTGCCGGAATGGAGGATGCTACCTTGTAAATACGACTATGAAAATAGTTTTAGTTACTGGTGGTTTTGATCCGTTACATTCTGGACACATAGCATATCTTCGCTCTGCAAGAGAACTTGGCGATAAATTAATTGTTGGTATAAATTCAAACGATTGGCTTACCCGTAAAAAAGGTAGGCCTTTCTTACCTTGGGGAGAGCGAGCTACTATCATTGGGGAACTACATTGTGTAGATAGAGTCATCAACTTTAACGATGATGATGGTACAGCCGTTGATGCTATCCGCAAGGTCAAAGATATTTTTCCTAATCATCAAATAATATTTGCTAACGGCGGTGACCGAACAAAAGACAATATACCGGAGATGGTATTTGAAGATGTAGAATTTGTTTTTGGCGTCGGCGGCGAAGATAAGAAAAATTCTAGTAGTTGGATCTTGCAAGAATGGAAAGAACCAAAGACGGAAAGATCGTGGGGTTACTGGCGTGTTCTAGATGACCATAAAGTTTACAAGGTAAAAGAGCTGGTCGTCATGCCTGGACAGAGTTTAAGTATGCAACGGCATTTTAAAAGATCAGAACACTGGCACGTATTAAGTGGAACTATAAATGTTGAAACTGAATACCTGGGATCAAAAAATAACGTAAAGATCTCAACAAACAGCAGTTATGACATTGGCATAGAAGTTTGGCATAGAGCATACAATACCGGAACTACTCCGTGTCATATTTTAGAAGTACAACACGGCTCTGAGTGTGTGGAAGAGGACATAGAAAGACGATGAAAGTATTTGTAGGCTACGACTCGAGAGAAGATATCGCATACCAAATATGCAGACATAGTATATTAAGGCATCAGCCACATGCTGAAGTTATTCCTTTAAAGTTACCTGAATTAAGGGATAAAAATATCTACTGGAGACCCGAAGATTCTCTAGGATCTACTGAATTCACTTTTAGTAGATTCTTAGTTCCCCATCTCACCGATTACAAAGGTTGGGCAGTATTTGTAGACTGTGACTTTTTGTGGCAAGCAGATATCAAAGAATTATTCAATCTTGCCGATGATCAGTATGCTGTGATGGTTGTGCAACATGACTATAATCCAACGAATACCGTTAAGATGGATGGTAAGAGTCAACACCTATACCCAAGAAAGAATTGGTCATCGATGATCCTATGGAACTGCGGCCACCCGTCGAATAGTGTAGTCACGCCGGAGTTAGTCAACAGTGAAACTGGTGCGTTCTTACACAGATTTCAATGGCTTAAGGATGAAGAGATAGGTTCCATAAGTCACGAGTGGAACTGGTTAGTAAACTGGTATAAAGAACCAGAGAATGGAAAACCTAAAGCTATACACTATACTGAAGGCGGCCCTTGGTTTGAAAATTATTTTCATTGTGAGTACGGTGCGAACTGGGAGAGGGAGAAATTACTCTACGAAGAAGACGTTACAGTAGCATCGAGAGATAAAAAGTTTTTATATCTTCCAGAAGAAATTAAAAACATAGTTGATAAATTAATACAATATAGAGTTGATCCGGCAGGACAGTATTATCAAATTACAAAGGCGGATATATTTAAGGAAATTGAAATGATTAATACTAACAAAGTAGTTGCCGCAGTAAATGAAGGCGACATAGGAGAAAAGCATATTCAAAAAAATGCCAAATATGATCCAGTACTTGAAAATTTTATTATGGGCGTGGGTGGCCAGATCACTCTTTGGGACAAGACTGCAACATCAATGACTCCGGTAGCTCTCAGAGGGCTCGGAAAGAGAAAGCAGATTAAAGAATGTTGGGCAACTGGGAGAGATTTCTACTATATCGACACTGGATACTTTGGAAATGATCGAAAGAAAAATTATCACAGGATTACTAAAAACAATTTACAAAATATAGGACCTGTTATTCATAGACCAAGAGATAGACTATCAAGGACCGGTATTACTCTTAAG